GGAGGTGTTCCAGGCCGCCGCGCTGGCGGTGCGCACATCGAGCCCGTAGCGGTTGTCGACGATGCGGCCGAGATAGAGGACGCTGTCCTCGAAGCCGCGCTCCACGCCCAAAGTTTGCACGCCGATGGTGAAGCTTTCCACCTGGCGGATGTCGATCAGGCCGGAATCCTGGTTGCGGATCAGGATGCCGATGTCACGCTCGTCCTCCCAGGAGGAGATCACGGCGCGCAGCACGCGCAGTCCCTGGTAGATCTTGGCGCGGTTCCGTATGGCGCCACCGTCACCGAGGGTCAGGGCCGCCTCGCCGCCCGCGCCGGCATAGAGGATGGCGCCGCGCATGGTCAGCCCGGCGGCGGCACCGGGAAGAGTGAGTGGGATGGTGGTGCGGTAGGTTCCCTCCCCGATGTCGAGATGCTTGCCGGAGGCGCCGGCGGCGTTCATCGCCGCCTGCAGCGCGGGACCGTCATCCGTTGTGCCATCTCCCATCGCGCCGAAGTCGCGAGCGGAGAGGCGCTCGGCCAGCTTGTCCTCCACGGTGCGCGGAATGGCGCCCGGGAATGGGGCGGAAAGCGTCGCCTCGCCGCGCGAGAAGGTGACAAGGTTACCCACGCTGTCGAAGCCGAGCAGCCGGTTCGCACGGGCGGGTCGCAGCGGCAGCACGAATTGCCCGCCCACCTCCCCCGGCCCCTGGCGGAGCGCGCCGGCATGATCTTCTCGCAGCTCCTGCAAGGCTGCCATCTGCCGGTCCAGCTCGTCATTCAGCGTGTTGGCCCGCAGCACGCCGTTGGGCTGGTAATCGGTCACACGCTCCATCACCAGGCGGCGGCGGAGCACCACGCGGGCGCCGGCCGCAGGAGGTCGCGCGAAGGTGAGGAGGCGGCCCCCGGAATTGCCGGCGCCCGAGACGGCATAGCCGGTGGGAATGGCCATGCCGTCGACATGCACCTCGATGTCATCGGGCTCGAAGATCGGGAAGGGATAGACGAAGGCGCTCTGCGTGCCGTCGGCCACATAGTGCACGCGCGGCGCGACGTCGCCGATGCGGATGTGCTCGGCCATCAGGGTTCTCCAGTTCTGCCGCGTGGGCGTGTCTCGGAAATCAGTCGAGCAGGCTCTTGACGACGCGGCCGACGCCCTGGCCGACCTGCACCCAGTTCTTCAGGGAGCTGTCCTGGTCCAGCAGCGACTTGCGCCCCGCGGTCAGCCGCGCGGCATAGGTCACGTCATCCGCGCCCTGCGCTTCCCGCGCGGCGGTCCGCAGCCCGGCGGTGAGCGCGGCGGCGGAGCCCTCGCCCGGGTTCACCCCGCCTGCCGCAAGCCGAGCCCGGGCCGAGGCCACGCTGCGCTCCAGCGCGCGCTGGCGCTCGGCCGTGTCCTGGGCGGCCTGCGCCGCCAGGATCTGCTGCTGCGCCTCCTGCTGGACCAGCGAGTTCTGCTGCTGGACCTGGGCGTTCTTCTTCTGCCGCTTCGCCTCCTCGCTCTGCGCGTAGATGGAGGCGCCGGTGGCGGCGAGCGTCACGATGGGGGCAAGCTGCGCCATCAGTCGGTCATCCTCGTCTCGGTGGTCACGGAAAGCAGAGTGAAGGGAAGCGGCGCGTCGCCGGCGATGCGCCAAAGGGGCGCGATGGAATCCCGCCGCCAGCCCAGGGCGCGCAACGTCACGTCGCCGCTGAAAGCAGGCGGCGCCGCGTCGAGCATCGGCGTGTCCAACCGGCGGAAGGGCACTGGCCGCGCGCCCTGGCCGAGATCGATCGAAAGCGCCCCCGTCTCCAGCAAGCGGAAGGTGATGGCGACAAGCCGCACCGGCCCCATCCGCGCGCCGGAGCCGGATGCCGCCTCGGGTGGCATCGGTTCCACGACATGGGTGAAAGGCAGGCCGGCCTGCACGCTGCCGGCAGCTGGTTCGATGGCGATCGCGTCATTCAGCACCACTGCCGGATCGCGCGGCGCGCCATCCGCCAGCACGGCCACGCCGCGGCCCTCGAGATGCGAGAGGCCGGCCCAGCCCGTGCCGCCACCGGCCGCCGTCACAGCGGCGTCGAGGCGCATCGCGTCGTCGAAGCGTTCCAGGCGGAAATGCCCCGCGCGTTCCACCACGGCGAAGACGACGCCCTCTGTCTCCGCGAGGGAGCGGAAGGCGCCGTCGGTTTCCTGCCGGGTCCAGCCCGTCACCTGTTCCGCGCGATAGATCGTCAGCGTCGCGAGGCTGCCGTCCGCCATCGCCAGGTGCAGGAGGCGCCGCGCGGAATCATAGGCCATGGAGACAGGCGAGACGATCATGTGCCGCGCGATCAGCGCCAGGTCATTCGCCTGATAGGCCTGCTGTAGATCCGTGTAGGAGAACTCATGCACTGCGCGGCCGGAACGGGCGACGAAGACCGTCATGCCGTCCACGTCGATCGGAGGAATGCTGCGGTCCACCATCGAACCCACCCGCGTCTGCCGGGTCACCTGGATCGAGGCCGGCGTCAGTGGATCGCCCGTGACCATCCATTCCGCGCCCGAGGTGAAGACCTGCAGGTGTCGCCCCGCAAAGACGGCCCGGATGGCGTTCAACTGGTCCGACACGAGCGAGAAGGCGATCGCCTGGTCGTCCAGCCCCTCGCCCAGGTCGAAGTTCCCGGAATCCCCGGTGCGGGAGAACCACAGCCGGTTCGGCAGGTCACGCGATCCGCCCAGCACGAGGCGCCCTTGGTGGAAGCAGGCGCTGACAGGCCATCCATGCGCAACGCTGAAGGCCGATTCGTCCCAGTCCGCGCTGGCGCCGGTGCCCGCCAGCGTGTCCAGCACCATCGCCGTGGCGACCGTGGCAGAGGTAACGCCGGTGATCGAAAGGCGCCGGCCCCCGATGCGGAGGATGACGCCGCCATGACCGCCATTGAACACGGGGGCCGAGGCAGAGACCGTCACGCTGCCCGACATGCCGCTGGTGGCCAGGGTGACGCCGGCAGGCGCATGGCGCGCGAAGGGTCCTGCGCTGAAGACGAAGTCGGCGATGCCCCAGACGCCCGCGTCCGAACGGGTGATGGCCTGCGGCCGCATGTCGCGGTGGAGCAGCAGCAGCATGCTCGCATTCTGCGTGAAGGTGATCTGCGGCAGCGCCGCCTCTGTCCAGGGACCGGGCAGGATCGCGACGAGGCTATCGCCCTGGAAGGCCCACATGGCACCGTTGACGAGCGCCAGCAGATAGGTCTGGTCCGAACTCGCCTCGAAGGGGATCAGCCGCGCGGGTCCCGGCAGGTTCGCCAGATGGCGCAATCCCGGCCGCCGCTGCACGCCGCCGGTGGGCTGGATGAAGACGTTGCGCAAACGCGCGGCGCCATTCGCCCAGGCCGAGATGTCGCCGCGTCCCAGGAGCTCCGGGGCCAGCTCTCCCGCCGTGAAGGCGGTCTTGGCACGCCTGATGGCTGGCATGGAGATCAGCCCCGCACATCGAGGAGCGGGAAGTCCTCGATGCCTTTCGACGTCTGCTGCTGACTGTCGGCCAACCGCGCCTGGCGCAGTTCGGATTCCGCGATCCGGTGCAGCATCTCGGCACGGGACGTGTTCTCGGTCAGCGGCAGGCAGAACTCCGCCGCGAGCCGCGCGACGAGGGCGGCGGCGAAAAACGGCGGGAACTCGCTCTCCGCCGGACGGAAGACATAGGTGAGCACCATCTGGAACGGGTCGGCATGCAGCCCGCCCTCCTGGATGCGGTAGGGAATGCCCCTACCCCGCCCGCTTCCCGCGGAGATCACGCGCAACAGGTCCGCCGGCAACTGAAAGGCATTGGCCAGATCCGCGACCGGCGCTGCCTCCAGCCGGTTCAGCTTCATTTGCCCCGTGGCGAAGGACCAGGGATGGCAGGACAGCAGCGCATCCCGCGTGCCTGGATAAAGGTTGGCGGCCACCTCCGCCTCGGCCGTTCCCTCCTCGAGGGAGGCAACCGGCAGCGCGCCGACCTTGAGCAGCGCACGCGAGCAGAGGACGAGGGCGGAAAGCGCCATCGGTTCGTGGCTCCCTGATGGGTGTTGGAAAGGGTGGGCGTGGAGCCAGGCACCGGCGCGGCCGCGAACGTCGCGCCATGCCGGCGCGGAACAGGCGGCGCGTCCATGCGCCCGGCCCCACGCGCGGCACGCGCCGGCCCGGGTATGGGCGGCGCGCGCATCGTCTCGATCATCCGTGTGGAATGCGCGCGATGATCGCTCGTCGCGCGCATTGCCTTCATGCAGCCGTCACGCTGCAGGTCCGCTGATCACGCCGCGGCGCGCGTCCGGAACTATTCCGCGGCGCGCATCCGCACGACGCCGAGGTCGTCGATCATCACGGCGCCCTGGCTCATCATGTTGTTGACGAAATGCGCCGCACGGTCGCCGTGCCAGGTGATGTCCGTCATCACGTCCTGCGCCACCGCATGGCCGACGGCGGTGCGATGATAGAAGTAGCAGAAGCGCAGGTTGCCGCTCTTGGTCAGGCCGGAATGCGGCATCCACAGCGCGCCGAGCCAGCGCTTCGCCTGCATCCCCTTCCAGGGCAGGTCGGCGTCGCCGACATACTGGGAGTTGGCGAATTCCTCGATCTGCAGCAGTTGGCTCCACTGCTTCCAGCCGACGACGGCGTAGCGGTTGCCGTCATCGGGCACATCGGACGCGCCGAGCATCTCGAAGGCCATCAGCGCCTTCTGCTTGGTCAGCCCATCCGAGTCCGTGGTGCCGGCGGCGGTGCTGACGGCCTCCTGCGTCGCGGTGTCGAGGGCCGCGATGATCAGCTCGTCCGTCTTGCGGCCGAGCGCATAGGCGCCGGCATTGGCGACCACCGCGCGCTCATCCACGTTGGTCTTGATCTCATCGAGCTTGTCGACCCACTCGCCCGCGTAATAATCCTGCAGGAAGCACTCCACCGCGGAGTAGTCGAGGTTCATCACGGGCACGACGCCGTTGCGCGCCTTGGCCGCCGCTGTGCCCTTACCCACGCGCGGGAAAACCGTGGAGGCGCCGGACACGCCGGTCTTGGAACGCACCGTCGGGCGCAGCTTGCTACCCTGGCGCTGGAAGGCCTCGTGCACCTCGGCCTGGAACTGCTTGACGAAAGCCTGGTCGATCGTGGCGGACACGCATGTCCTCCTTCGGGGATGGGTTCAGGGGAATGCGCCCTGCCAGGTTGGCACGTCCCTGCGGACGAGGCCGGGCAGGCCGCGGAACGGCACGCGCCCGTGCCCGGCGCCGCCTTTGGGGGCAGGGCCGGTTGCGGGTTGGTCGCGCCGGAATGGGAGAATGCGAAAAGGGCCCCGCCCGGTTCCGGACGAGGCCCTTTCGGGAGAAAAGAGACGGGGGCGGGCGGCACCAGGGGGAAGTAGGGTGCCACCCGCCCCCGTAGCCGGACCGCATGAGGGGGGATGCGGGTCCGGCAGCAACGGGGGGTCACCCTTGGGGGGATGCAGTCAGTGACCGCCCGTCGCAGAGAGGTATCGGAAAAACGCGAGTTCCCGACTCAGGTTTCAGGGGCTTAGCCGAAATTCCTGAAGATGCAGATGAGGCTGCAGCATCACCCTACTGTGAGCCGCCGGAAGCCATCGGTCACCCGCTTGACGAAGTCGGGCTCGCGGGAGCGCCAGTAGCGGGGGTCGCGCATCATCTTGCGCAGCGCCGCCTCATCCATGGCTTCGGGGGCTGCCGCCTGGCGCGCCAGCGCGGGTTCGCCCTTCTCCATCATGCGGTGCAGCGCCATCACCCCATCGGCGGTGGTGGAGAGAGCTGCCAGTACCTCCCCGGGCAGGTTGGCGCGGCCCCAGGCGGCAATCTGCCGCGCGGTGCGGCGGAAGCGCTCCTCGCCGCCGAACTCGGCACGCAGCCGGTCGCGCTGCCGCTCGGCTTCGAACTGGGATGCGGCCTCGGCCACGATCGGCAACAACCGCTCCGCCGCCAGGTCATAGACGAGCTGCACCTGCGAGGGCGTGAAGCCCGCACGGTGCAGCGCCGCATTCACCTCCGGATCGGAACCGATCAACACATGCCGCGGCTCGACGGCGTAGTCATTCGCCGTGTCGGGCACGCCGATGGCCCGGCGGAAACGGATCCGTTCCTCCTCAGGCGCGTCATCACCCGGCGGGGCGAAACGGGCGGAGAGCTTTCTCTCCAGCTCGCGATAGGATTTCAGCAACGCATCCACCCGCAATGCGCCAAGCTCCGCATCCCAGAACTTCTCGGGCACGTCCTCGGGCCGCTTCACCTTGGCAGGCGTCTCCGGCACCTCCGCCGTCGCGGGGGCCTCGGGTCCTGGCTTCGGCTCAGTCTCCAGCAGGTTTTCACTCATGCGCCGGTTTGCTCCTGATTGGGCGCCTGTGCGGCGCTGGGTGCCAGAGGCGCCAGAACCGCGCTGGGCGCGGAAAGGGTGCGGGCCAGGTGCCGCGCTGCGGCAGGCAGATCGACCACCGCGGAAGCCGCCGGTCCGAGCGCCGCCACGGCCTGGAGGAAGAGCAGCGTGTTCGCCGCATCCGCCCTCCCCTGCACGCGGGCGAGCGGCGACTGGTAGGCGATGCGTGCCTCCTGCCCATCCAGCAGGATCGCTGGTACCTCGCCGCGGCGCCGCAGGATGGAAAGGCAGCGCGACACCAGCGGCGTCAGCAGTTCCGCCTGCAGCCGGCCATAGGTGGCGCCGAGCAGGCGGGCCGTTTCGGCGCTACGTTCCAGCACCTCGGTCGCCGTCATGTTCGGCCGCTGCGGTGCCGACAGCCGATCCGCCAGCAGGGCTGAGCGGATGCGGGCACGCATGTCGGACAGCACGAGCTGCGACACATCGAAGAAACCGGGCGCCGCCAGCGGCGTGAGGCCCGAGGAGCCGACCGCCTTCGGGATGATCGCCCCCGGCTCCAGCCGCACCGTGGCCGGATTCAGCACGCCGTCATCATCGGCCTGCCAGATACCCGTCGCCGCAATGGAAGCGTTCTTCAGCACAAGCTCAACCACCTTGTTGGCGGTCCGGATGTCCGGCAGCGCCTTCATCACCGGACCGCGCCCATAGGTCTCGCCCGGCGCCTTCATCCAGCGGAAGGCGAGGAAGGGGCTCTCCTCGAAGCGCCCCTCGGCCAGCGGGATTCCGGCGCCGTCGCGCTCCAGCACCGCCGCGAAGCGCGGACCACCGAAGGCCGGCCACACCGCCTCGATCACCCGATGCGTCACCTCGGCCTCGTCAGGGCGGAACAGCGCCGGCGGCAACATCGCGCCGGGGTAGCGCAGGGCAATCGCCTCGGCGGTCATCCGCACGAGGCGGTACACCGTATCCAGCCGGCCCGAGGCGCCCTCCTCCAGCACCGCCTCGCGCAGCGGCACGGCGGTGAAGCGCAGGGCCGAGGCGTCGCCCGGTGGCGCCTCCTCCACCAGCACCACGCCGGTGCCGGCCACCACGAGATCCAGGAAGGCCTGATGCATCTCGAGCACGAAATTGGAGCGGTCCAGATGCCCCTGCAGCGTCTCCGCCGCGCGTTCCAGCACCGCGGCCAGTTCCGGATCCGCGCCCTCGTCCACCGGGGCCAGGCCGAACCAGCGGGACCAGGGCGGGGTCAGCTCCGCCAGCAGCGAGGCCGCGAGGTTCTCCGCGGCATCGGCGGCGGTGCCGTCATGCAGCGCCGGCCCGCCCGCTCCCGGATGGGTGGCCAGCACATGCTCGTAGCAGTCGCGCCAGACGCCCTTCCATGGGCGGCGGCGGTCCAGCGCGCGCTCGGCGCGGGCAATGATTTCGTCGGGCGTCATGCCGCGCCACCTCGCGGCGAGGAATCAGTCCTGTCGCCCATGGGCCTGCTCGCTCCTGTCTGCGGAACCCCGGCCCGTTCTGAAGGGCGCCCAAACGACAAACGCCCGGCGCCGGAAGGGTCCGGGCCGGGCGTGCGAGTTCAGGGGATCGGGGAGGATCGCCACCGGGCGCAATTCGCCCGTTGACAAGAGGGGTTCTAGCTGGCGGATCGCCGTTCGTCAAGAAAACTTTCCTCTGAAGGGAACATTTTCTTTAGGCCATTGAACAGCCCGTGCGGCGTCACGGCGAAGGGGGCCCCTGGTCCCAGAAGCGCCCGGCAGAGCGACACGCGGGAAAGCGGAAGCATCCCTGGCCAGCGCCGCGCGGGCGCGGCGGGCACGAACGGCCCGAGGACGCGGCAGCCGGCCCTGCGCCAGAAGCCTGGCAGGTCGAAGCTCGGCCCGACCGCCAGCCGCGTCACCAACAGCCGCCCCGAAAGTGGATCAAGCACGGTCCAGCCGTCCTCGTCCTGCAGCCCAGCGAAGCAGTGCCGGAACCCAGGCCACAGGAGCCGCATCCAGGGTTGGTCCGCGCCGCCGCCGAAGGCGATCCACAGTGTCTGCGGCCGCGACTCCGCTGCCCGGCGGTGGCCCGGTCCGACACGGGCCCCGGAATGCACATCGCCGTCCCGGTTTCCCGGAACGGCGGCGAGCAGATCGGGTGCCGGCACGAAAGGCGTGCCCTGCATGGCGTCAGGCCGGCCGGGGCGCCGCGAAAGGCACGACGGAGCCCGAGTCGCCGGGGCTTTCCGGCCCGGCCACGATCCCCTTGAGCCGCAGAGGCCATTCGAGCCGATCCATCGCCTCGCGCCACAACCGGTGGTCGCCGCGCTCGCGAAGGGCCGCGGGATCGGGCGAGGTGCCGCGCTCGCCCCAGATGCGCATGATCCGCGCATGGGCCAGGTCGATCCGGCGCTGCCGGTACAGCCGGTCGAGGCATTTCACCACGTCGTCCGGCTCACAGGGCCGGGCGACGAGCCCGCGCCCGGAGACGATTCGCGCCCCGTCTCGCCGGGCGATGAGGGCGGCCATGGTCCAGAACCAAGCCTCCTCCGCGCTGCGGAAGGGCTGGACCTTGTCCAGACTTGAAAGGGTCGGCGCTGTGGTGCGGAGCGCACCGGAAGCGGGACGGGTCAT